GTTATTGGCGCGAAGAGCGGCCCGGAATACAACCGGATTAAAAATCTCACCACTTTGCGCGTCAATGCAATAAGGCAAGCAAATGCAGCAGACACCTGAATGGTTTGAGGCGCGTCTTGGCAAGGCAACGGCGAGCCGAATGGCTGATATCATGACGCGCACAAAAAGTGGGTACTCGGCCAAGCGAGAAGACTACCTAATTGACCTATGCGTCGAGCGTCTTACAGGTCAAACAAAAAATCACTACGTCAATGCCGCAATGCAGTGGGGCATTGAGCACGAAGCAGAGGCGCGAATTGCTTATGAAGCGCATACCGGCGCAATTGTCGAAGAAACAGGTTTCATTGATCATCCGACGATTAGAAACACTGGCGCTTCGCCGGACGGCCTAATTTATCCAGACGGAATTGTTGAGATCAAATGCCCCGAGTCAACAACGCACTTAGAAACGCTGTTGCATCGCAAAGTGGACGATAAATATAATTGGCAAATCCAATGGCAGCTGGCCTGCACACAGCGCGCTTGGTGCGATTTTGTGTCATATGACCCGCGCTATAAGCCTGCCATGCAGTTGTTTATTGTGCGCGTTGCTCGAAACGATGAGTTGATTAAGCTGATGCAGCTTGAGGTGCGCAGTTTTCTTGATGACGTTGAAAATTTAATTTCTCAATTGACTGGCGCAGAAAAAAGGACTGACCATGACATCGTTAAGTAAGGCTATCTTAATTGGCAAGCTAGGCCGCGACGTAGAAATGCAAACTCTGCCTAGCGGCGATCTATGCGCGAAATTTAGTGTCGCAACCTCGGTAAAAAACAAGACGGGCGTTGAGACAACTTGGCACAACGTTTCATGCTTTAAAAACAATGCAGATTTTGCCGCCAAGTATCTGCAAAAAGGATCGGTTGTCTACGTTGAGGGCCGCTTGCGTTGCCGCAAGTATGAAGGCAGGGAAGGCGAAGCAAAAGAGCGCTGGGAGGTGCTTGCAGATGAGCTTAAGTCTTTTCGATCGTCTGAAAACGGGTCTGTAGACGACGCGCCGCTGCCTGCGCCAAAGCCAGCGCCAACAAAGACAAGGGCAAGACCTACGTCTATTTCGCTCGACGATCTTGCAGACGACTTGCCGTTCGATTGATGATCTGCACGCCGCAGAAAAGCTTTCTGACGCACGTCAAGCAAAGTCTTAAGCCTCGCTACCGAATGGTTGTATAGCGGCTTGATTGCAACCAGTACGTTCAAAAGGCGATTGCTGTTTGATCTTCGCCGCCTCGTTAGCTAGCCGGTTGATGTCATCAAGCGACATGTCGTTCGTGGTCCGCAGCAGCGCGGCCAGTTGTACAGGGTGTCGCTTGATGATCTCGCAGATGTCGCTCGAAACGCGCCCTGCCTTGGCTAGCAGATCGTCAACGTCGCAATCGAGAATCGCGGCAATCTCTCTAACCCGTTCCTCTGTGGGCGGAGGGAACTTATCACGTTCAATTTTAGATAGATAAGTCGGGCTTATTTTGGTCATCAGCTTTGTCATTTCCCGCAGTCCAATGCCTTTCTCTTCGCGCTTGCGCCGGATAAACGCTCCGAACCACTCTTTGTCAGGCATGGTTATGCTCGCCCTTGTGATCTGATTCTACGCACCATTGTGCGGACCAAAACCGAATTCGGTTTTCCAAAGCAGTATACGGCTTGACGCCTTCTGGGGTTTGTGCTAGGCACAAAAAAGGCACAAGGCTTTTTGAGGCACAGGCCGGGCACAGGCACTTACTAAGTCTCTGTTTTGTTTGAGTAAAACAGGAGATGACAAACAGTCCGAAGGGGTGTAAGGGGCATCAGGCCTGAATGCGGCATGCAATAAAAACAGGCACTTAGAAGCGCCTGCTCGAAAATGTTTTAAGAAATAAAGCCTCAAAACGCAGCCTGGAACGCCTTGTGCAGGCACAAAAAAGGCACAGGACGATGCTGCGTGCTATAACGTACTGCGGCAATTGCGCCACAGCGTGCATGTCATCCTAGGAGAGCAGCCTCTGCCGCTCGACGGCGCGTAAGTCCAGGCAACACCCTGCCCGCCGCCTTGTTCCACTTTTGACACTCCTCGGCTGCTCCTGACCAGTCGCCTGCGTCAATGCGTTTCCTAAAGGTCGAGACGCGGTAGTTGCCAAGGCCGCAGTTGTAAGTCCAGCTCGTTACTGCTGCGATGCGACGCGGCAGCGCGCCCTGCAGCGACGGTGACAGCTTGAGCAGGTGTTGTAAAAAGTACTGAATGTGATGGTCTAGCGCGTCTTCGCACTGCTGCAGGGTCCAGACCGTATTTGGGTTGATGTCTGGACCGGTAGCACCCCAACCGATGGTCCAAGGATGCCCCTTGGTTGCAGGGTCTGGATAAGCCTGCACCCGACCGTCAGGAAGAAGTCGTGCTAACCCCTCAAACGGCTTTATTAACGCTTGTCGGGCTATTTCTTTTGGTGAATTCACGCCGCACCGGAATGCATTGGCCGTTGATTAAAGTAGCGCCTTTTTCGGCTAAACGATTTGCGCCAAACCGAACCGCCTCTTGACAGTCGCCCTCTTGCTCAAATGGGGTGTCGACCGAAATCATGCCGCATTGAGTTGCAACGCAAAAAAATATAACGGCAACGTAGCTCATTTTTGATACTTCTCAATACTGCGCCCAACAAACCAAAATGTCAAAACCATTGTAAAAAGGCCAAAATCGTCAGAATCCCAGCACTGCATAATTACCTCGGCCCAAGGTGCGTCGGATTGAAATGCTAGCACTAATCCAGCGACTTTGACTAATGCATACATCCCAAATAGCGCCCAGGTTATGCCAGGTCTGACTAGCGCAGAGACTGCGGCTACGACACGACCCGCAGCCTGCGAGGTTTGCGATTGCTCGTGAAAGGCTTGTTTGATCGTGTCGAGCTGCCTGATTGAATGGTCGACGTACTTCTCTTCGACCCTGAACTCCCCGCGCATCTTTTCCAGATCGGTCTGCAATCGAAACATCGCTAGCTCGTGTTTGCGCTCGTTGAGCTTGTCGAATAATTTGAGCAACTCTGGAATTAGGCGAAATATGCCACCAAAGATGCTGCCTAGCAGCCCGCCGCCAAGAAGTTCAAACATTTTGCTCCCCGACAATTTGATTGCGAAAATACGCCTTGCCCTCAATTACCTCGCACAGCTCTGGCGGCAGCAAACGCTTTTCATTGTCATAGGTCAATACTGCAAAACCCTGACACCAGTTTATGGGGTTGTCTTCAAGGTAATAGAAAGCATCGGACTTTGGATCCGCAAGCATTCCTGTAGAGATACCGTATCGCCGTCCTTTGTAGTCACCAAACGGTTTGACCTCCAGCATATGCGTATGTCCAGTCACAGTACTTACACCGCTTTTGAGCACGTTATTCCACCCTGAGTGAATACCGCTGTGAATCCGATGCTTGACCATCGTGTTTTGATTGATAAAGATCGACCAGCTTTCAACCCATTCAGGCAAGTGATCTTTTAAGCTCATTCCATACACGTCGCGTACCTCGGGCACTGACGCTGCTAGTCGTTTGTCAAACCGAATATCGTGGTTGCCGATGGTTCTGTGCAAATATGCACCTTTTGCCGCCTTTTGGATTCCAGTCATTGCTTCACGAACCGCGTCCATTTCTTGTTTTATTGTTGGCGGTTGATGCCATCCAAGCGGACTGAAAGAGTGCATAGTTGCTGCGTCAAGAACGTCGCCATTTGCAATAACCAAGGCCGGTTTGACTTTTTTAATGACGGCAAGAAGCGCTTGATAGCCGGGACCATCAAAACCCGGATAAAAATGCGCGTCAGAGAAAACAACAACAGGACCAACAATATCTGCCTCAACCCTAACTCTCTTGTCAGGTATTAAAATGCGATTTGCAGGTATGCGTTGATCTAAGGTTGCAAGTTCAATATTGTGGCGGGTTTGCAGCGTGTTTCTGCGATGCAAAACACTCCGAGTTGATTGCTTTAATTCTTCAGCAACGCGACTCGGACTCTTAAACTCTCGCCAAATTCGTATAAACTCATCATCCGAAACAAACTTTTGAGCCATAAAATACCTTTATAGAATCTCATTTGTCTGCTTTAGAATCTAATTTGTCAAAAATTTTGTTGAGCATCGATTTTATTTCAGCTATGTCTTGCTGATAATCGTCCTTAAAAACGTACAGTCGAGGTAGTTCTTTTTCAAGTTTAAGCAGATCTGCTTGCAGCCGCTGCTGCGCCTCCCAGAGCACACGCAACCACCAGCCCGCAGCAGCGCAAGAGCATCCGATTGCCGCGTTAATGAGGGTCTGCGTGTCCATCCCTACTCCTCTGCTGGAGGCTTTTCCTGTGCCTCTTTTTGGATTTGCGCAATTAGATTGACGACCTGGACATAGGGCTGCTGACCAAGGTATTGGAGTAGCGCGTTAACCAGTTGGGTTGAGAGTGTCACAGTTTCCATCAGGCGCTCCAGGGTAGAGGTAGTTGGACAACAGGAGGGTTGATCTGGTTGTCGATCAGTTGCTGCACTTGAGTTTCGGATGCCTCTTGGTTCACGCCGTTGGCGTAGCACCAGTCGAGCACCTGCTGCTGCGTCAGATCGGGATAGGGCGTGAATGGATCGCTCGGCGCAGGAAATGAGCAGGTGCCGTAAATGGTGGCGGTGTAGATATCCTGCGCGCCGTTGAGTCGCCATCCTGCGGTGATGACGACATCAGTGT